ATATGTTCTTGTGTCCGTGTACGAGAAACACATACAGGGTAATGTTTTCGAACATATGTTCTTGTGTCCGTGTACGAGAAACACATACAGGGTAATGTTTTCGAACATGTGTTCTTGTGTCCGTGTACGAGAAACACATACAGGGTAATGTTTTCGAACATGTGTTTCATGAACGAAATGGACTTTGAATAAATCTAAATAATGATATATAATAACATTATTAAATGAAAGAGAGGTAATTAGATGGAAGTGGGAATGTTTACAATGAGTGAAATTGAAGAATTGTTTGTACTAATGGATGAGTATGAAATTAATGGAAGTACATACCTGTTATATGTACGTTGGATTCATGGTTCTACTGATTGTAGAAAGTTGTTAGTGAATATCACAGATAAATGGTATATATATCCGCAGGGACGCCAATTATATACATTAGCATTTATCAACACATTTAAACATTTCAAATTACGGGAGGAATGATATGTCAGATTATGAGGAAAGTTATAAGAATTATCTTGCATGGCTCACACCTCGTGAGCTGTTGCAAGAATACAAGATCATGCGTTTCCCGTGGCGTTATCGGGAACGAAAATGGATCAAAGAAGAAATAGAAAGTAGGTGTGTGTACTAATGTTGGATGCAATTTTGTGGTTTGGTTTTGGAGCTATATTAATTTTCCCTTATGGAGTTTGGTGTGGGGCAAAATGGTCAGGAGGATATAAGAAATGAAAAATTATTGCGATATATGTTTTACATGTAATGATACTGAATTTTGTCATTCATGTAGCCAGTCAGAGATTTGTTTCGAATTTAAAAAGTGTTTTGATCATAAGCCTTATATAATGTGGGGTGCAATGGCAAGTTTTGACGACATCCTGAGATGTGTAGAGAAATGGAGGTTATACAATGAGCAGACCATTGAACAGTAAAAAATCATGGTATAAAGTGTATATAAAAGAATTAAATACACCGAACATCCTTAAAAGTCAGTGTAAAAACAAATGTGATTACCTGCTAGTACAAGCATACACAGGTGCAGTCGCAATGGCAATGGTTCAGGACTATGTTGTGGAGTTTGAAGAAAATTTTCGTCCTGTATACTACAATAAATTAGAGGGAGGTGTTCCGATTGACAACAAAAAAGTCTTATTTGAAGAAGAGTAAACCGCAGGGATTGCTCAGGTCAAAAGACGATTATACACCGCTTGCGTTGGAACTAACGTGGGATATGAAAGACGTTAGAAAAGAGTATTCACGGTTAAGATCAATCTGGCGTAAACGTTATGAAAGATTACTGAAATCTGACTATAAAGATATCAACCTTGTAACGGATCGACCGATCCAACGTTACAAACAGTTGAAAGATATAACAAGTGATAGAGAAATCTATCACCTGTTATCTGAACTAGCAACTATTATAGCATCAGATCGAACTACAGTAACAGGATTGAAAAAACAGGAAAAAGAACAAATGAAACACATCAATGATGTGTATGGAACAGAGTTAAAAACGCATGAGGATTTACTAAATTTTGGGTGTTTTATGGAACAACTCAGAGATTTTGCATCAGATAGAATATATGATTCTGATTTTGCTGTTGATTTATATTCTGATGGCGAAAAGCTGAGTACAGGCAAAATGTTAGAGCTATATAAGGAATTTCTGAAAACGGGATCCCGAAACATTTCAAAATTGAAATCTGGAATAGCAAAGAAAGAAAAAGTAAAACGTCAGAAAAGGAAAGCAGGTAAACGTAAACGTAGGAGGTAACACATGGAAAATCTGTATACTGTCGACACATATAATTATACTAGAATACAGAATTTACCATGTTTACATGATACCAGATCTAACAGAGGAAGTAAAAAAGCAAAGGGTTATAAAAATTGCCTGTGTGCTTTCGATATCGAAACAACTAGATTGGAAGATATCGAGCAGTCAATAATGTATATCTGGCAGTTTTCAATTCTTTTTCTTGATGATTTACATATTGATACGATAATTGGAAGAACGTGGACAGAATTTGAGTTATTTCTTGATAATCTTATGAATGACGATAACTACGCGTATTACATGATTTTTGTACACAATCTTTCATATGAATTTCAGTTTTTGCGTGGTATATATACATTTTCACCGGATGAAGTTTTTGCCATAAAATCACGAAAAATATTGAAATGTGAAATGTTAGAGCGTTTTGAATTTAGGTGTTCATATCTGCAAACTAATATGTCACTAAATACGTTTACCTCAAAAATGAAAGTAAAACACCAAAAATTATCAGGTGAAAAATTTGATTACAGTAAAAAACGTTTTCCATGGACAGAACTAACCGATTATGAAATAAAGTACAGTACATATGATACAATCGGACTAGTTGAAGCAATGTATAAACGTATGATACTGTTAAATGACAATTTATATACACTCCCCTTAACGTCAACCGGTTATGTACGTCGTGAAACGAAAAAAGCCATGTATGGTTGGTCACGAAAACACAAGGATATTTTTCCGACTATAGATGTTTTCGATCTGCTAGAAGAGGCGTTTCGGGGTGGAGACACTCACGCTAATCGTTATTACTCAGGAACAGTGATACATGCAGACGGTAAAAAGATTCTGGGAATCGGTTCTTATGATAGATCATCATCTTATCCCGACGTTGTGTTGAATTGTGTTTTCCCTATGACACGTTTTGTTTATATCGGATCAATAACTGAGAATGACATAGAGAAGAAACTGGATAGAGGAAAAGCGCTATTATTCCGGTGTAAAATTATAGGCATTGAACAGATCGACAAGTATTACGGAGCGCCCTATATTTCATATTCAAAATGTAGAAATGTTTCCAGTGAAATATTGGATAACGGACGTGTTTTAAGCGCCGACTATATTGAAACAACGCTCACTGATATTGATTATGAGATAATGAAACGTGAGTACAAATGGAAAAATTTAGAAATAACAGAGTGTTACGAAAGCAAATACGGATCACTGCCAGAACCGTTGAAAGACATTTTCCGTAAATATTATACAGACAAAACAGAATTAAAAGGCATAGTGGAACAGGAGATTTTTTACAATCTGCAAAAGGCATTGCTTAACGCGGGTTACGGAATGATGGTACAGTCACCAGTAAAGCAATCATTAATATTTACAGAATCATCGGAAGATATATATACAGTTGATGAAAATGTTTCACGTGAAACATTACTTGCAAAATATAATAGAACTGCCTTTCTTCCTTATCAATGGGGTGTATGGGTAACAGCATGGGCACGCCTACGATTGAAAGAGGGTATAAACATAGTTGGAGATCGTTACGTTTACAGTGATACGGATTCAGTAAAATATATAAAAGTAAGAGGTGATAATATTGACAAGTTATTTGATAGATACAATTCTGAGAGAAAAGAGCAAAGTATCTCCAATTCCGCATACGCTACAGACTGTTATGGCGTTAAACATTATATGGGGGTGTATGAATTCGAGGATACGTATTCTGAATTCTCCACCATTGGTGCAAAAAAATATGTCTATAGAACTAAAGATGGAAAACTACACGCAACAATCGCAGGAGTTAATAAAAAGCTTGCACCAAATGAGTTGGAAGAACATAGAGGAATTGAAGCTTTCAAAATTGGATTTACCTTTTTACGATCAGGAGGAACTGAAAGCGTGTACAATGACGTTCCTTATGGGGATTTCACCGTGGAAAATCATGTTTTAAAAATTACACAAAACGTAGTTATCAGACCGTCAACTTACACTATTGGAATAACAGATGAGTACCGAAGGATTTTGGCAGACGCAAGAACTTTAAAAGAATTTAAAGAAACATTTGACAAGAATTAATATTAGTGCTATAATAATTTATGTAACAGAGATAATACAGGGAGGTGAGAACATGAAAATCACAAGAGAGTTAACAGTTAACAAAATTAATGTTATCTGCTACGATCCAGAAAACAAATGTGAGATTACAAAAGAATTAGTCTTAATTGGAAATCTCACAGACGATCAGATCAGCAAAGAGATCAAAAAAAGAAATTTGGGAATAGTTATCGATTGGGAGCGAAACGAGGAAGAAACTAAAATCTATGGCATGGACGCTGAAACGTTTTTAATGCACGCAACTTTCACAAAATCACCAAAAGAAAAGGAGAACTAAATCATGGCAAAGAAACAGTATACTATTATTAAATCATCCGGAAATCTTGATACGTATTCAGAATACGATTTGATTGAATCGCCTGCAATCGTATCTCTTAAAAATGTTGAAAATAAAGGACTTATTTGTGTGGGGGCATGGGTGAAATATCTCACAATTGACGGAGAGGGAAACAAGATCACCTGCATTTCAGTGCAGGATGCAAATACCGGAGAGGTATTTTCCGGTCAGTCAGCAACTTTCCGTGAAACATTTGAAGATGTAACAGACCGTGTATCTGACATGGACGAAGTACCGGAAATGTTCTTCATCGAAGTCCTTCACAGAACATCAAAATCAGGTCGCGACTATCTCATTTGCGCACTTGTTTCCCCGGATCGTGCGCTTGCCCGTATGGGATATTCTGAAAAGAATGTTCCTATGCCAGAGCCACAGAAATAATATGTTATCATTATATGAAAATAGCGGGTATCTGTCGATACCTGCTATTTTAGGATATGGGCAAAAATTCAACTACGTATGGGGCGGACGAGGTACGGGGAAAACATACGGAGGCCTCGAATACTGTATTGAACATAAGAAAATTTTCGTGTATATGCGATCCTTGCAGGCGCAGATTGACACAATCAAAATTCCAGAGCTGTCGCCTTTTAAAAAACTTAACAAAGACAAGGGATGGTCAATCTATCCAAAAACGATTGGAAAAAATGTCGCAGGATTTTACAATACATACACAGATGATAACGGAAAACTGGTGTATACAGGCCCGATTCTAGGTTATGCAATCGCCCTAAATACGTTCGCGAACTTACGTGGTTTCGATGCTTCGGACGTAGAGATAGGAATATATGACGAGTTTATACCGGAGAAACGGGAACGTAAAGTTGAAAATGCGGGATATGCTTTCAAAAATGCATACGAAACAATGAACCGAAACAGAGAACTAGACGGAGAAAAACCTATTCAGTTTTTACTCTTTTCAAACTCTGAAAATCTATCCTGTAACATGTTCATCGAGAACAATCTCATGGAAAAAGTATCTGCAATGGATATCAAAAAACAATCAGTGTCAATCATGCAGGAAAGAGGGATCGGACTTTTTAACTTATTTGATTCACCCATATCAGAGCGCAAGAAAGAAACAGCACTATATAAAATGTCTGGAACGGATTCAAATTTCAATCGTATGGCACTCGGCAATGAGTTTTATTCTGCCGATTACACAGGAATAAAACCAACGAACATCAAAGAATTAATACCTTTGTGCCGGATGGATTCTATTACAATCTACGAGCGGAAAAACAAAAACACCATATACGTTACCCGTCATCACTCGGGTAACCCACCAACATACACACAGTCTGACAAGGATATCAAAGCTTTTCGCCGCGACTATGTGTATCTCTGGGATATGTACCTTTCTAACAAAATCACTTTTGAGGATATCACATCAAAATCACTTTTTGAAAATTATTTCAAGGACAAGTATTGACTTGTCCTTTTTTCTTTGCTATAATCTGTCATAGAAAGACAAGTGTTCGTGGCACACGTACAGCACGTTGGGAGCGTGGGATCATATAGATCCAATGTGCAAGAGCATGTACAGCTCAAGAATTTGTAACACTTAATCTTTCATTCACATATGCGGAGTGTCATAGCCCGCATATGTTTTGTTTCACGTGAAACATTGTTCTCACCTTTCTTCAAATGTTTCACTTGAAACATATATTATATGTTGTGCTGACTATAATAATTAAGGTTAATGGGGGTGAAATATGGACGTTAACTCGTTATCAACTCTTATCAGTAACATTGGTGTACCTTGTGCATGTCTTATTGCGACTTTCTACTTATGGCAGAAAGAAACGGATGCACACAAGGAAGAAATGAAAAACATGACAGACGCACTCAACAATAACACTAAGGCACTCACAAAACTCACAGACCATATCACAGGGAGTGAGAAAGAATGACGATTAACTACAACAAAAATATCAGAGGTGTGTATATCGTCGAAACGAACACAGAGCCTCTAATGATCAGGGCAGAGCCTAGTACAGACGGGACAGTTATCGCAGAAATGCCGAAAAAAACGAAATGCATCTGTCTAGGATGCTACTCCGGTGATTGGTATGCAGTCACATATGAACATGACGGTATCATTTCCACAGGCTTTTCTCACAAAAAATATCTCAGGAGGGATTATAAGATATGACATTAGACAACTTAATTACACTCATTTCAGCGGGATTCACAAAAGAAGAAATCCTCACAATGTCAGGCACAGCCGCCCAGCGTGCCCCACAGCCACAGCCACAGCCACAGCCACAGCCACAGCCACAGCCACAGCCACAGCCACAGTTCTCTCCACAGAACTATCAGCAGACACATGCACCAGTGCAGGGTGTACAGGGATATACACAGATGTTTCCACAGGCACAGGCACAGCCACAGTTATATCCACAGGCACAGACACAGCAGATTCAGCAGATCGGTGATCAGAATGATGTGCTGAGTGCGTTGAAAAATCTCACAAGTGCGGTACAGAGTAACAACGTTAATCTGATGCAGAACACAGTTCCCAAACAGGTTACAACAGAAGATGCTATAGCAAGCATTATCAATCCGCCAAACTATGATGGATTGACAGGGGGTGAAAAATAATGGCGAATACATTAAGTTTCGATCAGATCAGCACAGTGCTGAATGATATCGTTAAACAGGCCACAGGCGTTGAAACTATGAAAGCAACGGACACAAGTTCGTTCGTAGCACAGGCACAGACAGCGTTACTTGTCGGAAATGACAGGATCATGAACAGTATTTCTCAGGTATTAGACAGGACTATTTTTTCTGTAAGACCTTACAATGCAAAATTTAAGGGACTGAGAAGAACCACACAGCAGTGGGGAAATCATGTGCGTAAGTTGGGGATGCTTGATGATGATTGGGAAAACGATCAGCGTCAGCCCCTTGATGATGACACAGCGGTCGACATGTACAAGATCAAAAAAGGTAAAGTTTTACAGACTAATTTCTATGGAGGTCAGGTATTCCAGAGACACAGAACGTACTTTCGAGATCAGTTAGATCAGGCGTTTCGTAATCCTGACGAGTTCGGGCAGTTTATTTCCATGTATACTCAGAACATGATGGATATGATCGAACAGGCACATGAGAGCATGGCAAGAGCCTGCGTTGCAAACTATATCGGAGCTAAAAATATCTGGCAGGCAGGAGTTACTGCAAGTACTGATGGGTATACTGGAGAGCATGTTGTTAAGTTGCTCACGATGTACAATACCGAGAACGGCACAAAGTTAACCGCTAATGATGTAAGAAAAGCGGAGAATTTCCCGAGTTTTTATAAATGGGCTTGTGCTAAGATCATGACTTACATGGACTTTTTCACAGAGAGAACAACTCGATTCCATGCGAATATCACGGGAAAAGAGATTGCACGGCATACTCCGCTGAGTATGCAGAACATCATGATTTTTAGCCCAGATCTTCATACCGCAGATACTACGGTTCTGAGTAACACGTTCCATGACCAGTATTTGAAGATTGCCACAAATGAAAAGGTTAATTTCTGGCAGACACTTGACAGTCCGATGGATATTAATGTAACGCCTTCAGTTATGATTCCGGATGGAAGTGTTGAAAAGGGAGAAGCTCAGGCAATGAGCAACATCTTTGCCGTACTGTTTGATGAGGAGGCTATGGGGCTTACTACTATCAAACAGTGGAGTAGCACAACGCCTTTCAACAGTGCCGGTGGTTACTGGAATATTTACTATCATTTCACTGACAGATATTGGAATGATCTTACAGAAAATGGTGTTGTTTTTGTTCTTGAATAGGAGGAAATAATAATGGCGGTAACAGTCAATTTTAAGACAGCAAGTAAAAGAGTTAATTCTACAGGAGTTGTCGGCGGTGATGTTACCGCCGTTTCCTGTAATATTAATGAACCTTGTTCTATTGAAAATCCACAGATCATGCTAAGAAATGGAGGCAGTGCTCCGTCATGGAATTACTGTGAGATTGTAGAATTTAATCGATCATACTGGGTTGAGGATTGGGAGTATAGAAACAATACATGGATTGCACATTGCGTTGTGGATGTGTTAGCCACGTATCGTGATACAATACAGGCAAGTAACTTGTTTTTTATTCGGAGTTCCACAAATTTTGATGGGGATGTGATGGATACGTTATATCCAACATTGTCGACACCAGTTAAGAAAAGAACAGTTGTTAATGATGGTTTATTTCCGGTGGCTGAGTATGGTTTAAATCAGGGGTATTTTGTTTGTGGCATTGTGGGAGAGGATGGACTTACAAATTTCTATGCTTTTATTCCCACTAATTTTGCAGATTTTTGCTCAAAGATATTTTCTACTCTCGATTGGGCGAACATCTCAGGTCAGCAGATCACGGATAGTTTGCTAAAATGTTTGTTCAATCCGTTTCAATATCTGACAAGTGTTATGTGGTTTCCTTGTGAAAATGTTGGTGCAGGAAGTACGCAGGTTTCAGAGGTTAAGTTTGGTTTTTGGTCTTGCGATGTAACTGCGTTAAAATTGGGTAATAAGCCTTTTTATAGCAGATCTTTTGATATGCCGATTTCTCAGCATCCGCAGGTTGCACGTGGAACATTTTTAAATGCTTCTCCGTTTCGTAGGATTCAGTTAACCATTGACCCATGGGGAACGTTCGATATTGACGGGGGAAAAGTTGCAAGTGCTGAAAGCGTAACAGTCAGTGAAACTATTGACTGTATGAGCGGAGTTGGTGTTATGTCAGTGAGCGCAGGAGGTGTTACTTTATATAGTGGATATGCACAAATTGGAGTTAACATACAGGTGAGTGATTTACGGGCAAACATTATTGAAAGTGGAAGTAATTTGCTAAGTAGCATCGGAAATCTGTTTTCTGGCAATTTTTTGGGGAGTGCGTCAGGAGTTGCAAATGCGGTTGAGAGTGCGATACCTGATGTACATACAAGAGGTGTTAATGGTACATTGTTATCAATAGCACGTATACCTTTCGTTATTGAGACGTTCTATAAAATCACGGATGAAGATCGAGCGGATAATGGCAGGCCTTACATGAAAAACGGCACAATGCAGGAACTAGGTGCTGGCTATTATGTAGTAGAAAACGGAGCTATCAATGTGAGTGGAGCAACCCGAAACGAAAAAGAACAGATCAAACAATTTCTTGAGGGGGGTGTATATTATGCGTAGCTTTCCTGCAAGCAATATTTCAATGTTTGTCGCACTTATGACAAGCGCTAACTCAGGTCAGAATCCGTGGGGATCTGGTGGAGCAGGCGGAATCGGTGGGTTGATGCTACAGGCAATGAGCTGGTGGATAGAAAAATGTAATGATCCCGCGGTTGGTTATTCACAGGACTACAGAAATGAGCGCACAGTTAATGGCATAACATACTATGATTGTTCATCTTTCGTATGGTATGGTTTAGGTCATGCGGGTTATGAGATCAATTTGAGCGCATGGCCTTTTACAACTTACACCATGGGTGGAATTTTAAAAAGTTTAGGTTTTGAGGAAATTATAATAACAGACTTTGCTACTTTTGATTTTCATGTTGGAGATATTCTTGTTATTAATAGCAGTGAACATCAGCATACAGAAATTGTTCATGATATTGACAATGGTGGTCATACTATGGGAGCGCACACTTCGAAAAAACCTCTGCCAGATCAGGTTAGTATTAATACGTATGATATACAGAGCGGTACTCATTACACACATTGTTACCGTTGGCCTTTCTCTGGTGGTGATTGGCAAGTTGGCGGAAACAGTGAGTATTTTGGAGATCCCACAGCTAACCTGTGCGGAAACAATGAAAAAGCCATAAATAACGCAACTGTGATTTTAAATTATTTTAAATCTCAGGGGTGGAGTGTAAATGCTATTGCCGGACTTTGTGGAAATATTCAACAGGAAAGCACTTTCAATCCAGCACTGATTGAAATTGGAGGTACTGGACACGGGCTTGTTCAGTGGACACCGCCGACCGATCTGTATAATGTTCTTGACGTACTTTATGGAAAACACGATGATTGGTATGATGGTCAGAAACAGTTGTGTGTTATTTTTGCGGAATTTCAGCAAAGTTCGGGAATTAAAAACTGGGGTATCGAACCACAATGGTATAGCACAAGTGCATACCCGTTGAGTTGGAGAGAGTGGAGTGTTAGTACACAGGATGCTGGATACCTTGCACTTGCGTTTCAGGCAAACTATGAAAGACCTGCTAGTATACATCAGGAACGTGCCGGATATGCTAGAGCGTGGTTTGATTATTTTAATAATTTGTAGGAGGTGAATATATGTTTGGATGTAATACAGGTGTTGGTGCTCCTGTGATGTATAATTATATCAATCAGTATAATAGTAGCATAAGCCCGAGTACTAACCATTGCAAAAATACTCAGTTGTTTTGGTATTTTCAGAGGTATTTATTGCAAAAAGCTATATCTGTGATGAAATGGGAAGTACCGGATAACTGGGATAAAGATTATTTTTTGTACTGTTTATATTGTTGGGGCACAGTTGCTATCATCAATACAGACAAGTTTGGTGTAATTCCTCAAGGGTGCACGCTCAAGGGGTACAATGTTTTCTACAGACCGGCACAGGCTGTGATTAGTAACCCGTTGTTAAAAGGTGTGATCGAGCCTGTTATTGGAGAACAGTGTGTTCTTTTTAAGTGTACCGCTGACTATGGCGGAATCATGGATTTAGTAGGAAGATATGCAAATGAAATGGCTATTGCTATGGAATCTCTGGACATGAACGTAATGAACAGCAAGCTTGCGTATGTATTCAGAGCAAGGAATAAAGCGGGAGCGGAAAGTCTGAAAAAAGTCATGGATCAGGTCATGAGAGGTGAATTGGCTGTTTTCTATGATGAGAAACTGAGGATTCAGAGAGGAGATCAGACGGAAGAACCGTGGGATTATTTTGTTAACAACTTGCGACAGAATTATATTGCGGGTGATGTTCTGGACACTCTGAGAAGATTGGAAGAATTATTCTGTACTGAGGTTGGTATTCCGTCAGCCAGATCAGACAAAAAAGAAAGAATGATATCCTCCGAAGCTGAAAGCAACGACGTTGAAACTTCAACCAGAATGGAAATGTGGTTGGATGGTTGGCAGAAAAGCTGTGCAGATGTTAAGAAAATGTTTGGTGTTGAGGTTAGTGTTAATTGGAGGCATGATCCGAGTGAAAAAAATGTTTCACGTGCAACATCAGGAGGTGATTATGTTTGAGTTTATTAACCGTTGAGGGATTATATAACTATGATAACACATTGTTTGATGGGTTCAATGTTCCTGAGGGGCTTGTGAAACAGATTGCTATTGATGCGATTTTGATGCGGACGAGAGAGTTGGAGATTTTATATCCAGATTTTACTTACATGAAAAATCGTATTGCAATATGGAGTAACAAGTATCAAATCAACTGGAAAAAGTTATATGATACGACAGTATTGGAATATAATCCCATAGAAAATTATGATCGTATGGAGGACTGGACAGATACTGATGATGAAACTAGTACTAGCGCAAGAGATAACACACGCAACACAACCAACAGCGTAAAAAGCACTAGCACAAATGAAATTATGAACAGTGTAAACGTAACAGATCAGAACACAGCTTTTAACGCTGGACTTGCGGATCACGCAAAACAGATCACAGACGGAG